CCACCGACGTACACTATGCCGATAGACGTGGAATTATGCCCCTCGCAATGTGCGCCACTGATGTTGACATCACGCCCATTGCAAATAGAGCCATCTCTATACACCACATAATGATAGCCTATGTCGCTCCAACCATTCTTCCTGTGCATCTGGCGTATTTGGTCAACGGTAAGGTCAACGCCTTCTTTGGTGGCGGTGCAATGGACTATCAGTTCTTTTATTGTTCTCTTGCTTTTCTTGACAAGCGAATTTTTGTTGGTTATGCCCAAAGCTGCCCAAGTCTTAGAACCAACAACGCCATCAGCAAGCAAGCCTTTTGATTGCTGAAATTCCTTCACGGCTTCTTCGGTCAATGCACCAAAAATGCCGTCAGCATATAGGTTCAATGCTCTTTGCAAGACCTTTACGTCTTCGTCTTTGTTTCCTTTTCTTAGCGTATTCATTTCAGTAATTATTACAAAATCAATAAACATTCGCCAATCATACAGCCCGACATCGTTCCCACAATCCTGTCATCATTTAAGTAGAAATCAGGATCGTTAGCATTTTCAACAAGCAGCTTGCACAATGTGTATAGCGCACAGGCAAACAAGCCGCAAACATTGGCGGCTACACTGCTTGTGTCAAACAGCCTTGAAAACACTTGCGTGGATAGCTGAGAGACAACCAACCCTTGCAGGAAGCAGCTCAGAATAATCTCTTTGCGTGTCCGATATGGTCTGTTGTTGTATGTCGTCATAACACAGTCGCTTTTAATATGCTGTTTATTCTCACCTTATTGACGTGCTCAGGCCCTTCTATAGACCTTATTGGGATAAAGACATTTTTGACCTTTCTCATAATCTTGACATCAACATACGCTCCACCTAATGCGTCGTTACCGTCCACGAGCTTCGTTATCGTGCCAGACTTGCCTGCCAAAGTCTCTCTGCCTGCCAGAGAAAGCTGGTGTGAGGGGCGTATCGTTATCTTATCTCCTACTCTCAACATAGCCTTATTGTTTTCTGAGCGTGTCTTCCAGCCTATCCCTAATCTGCCTGATGTCAGCGGACATATCGGTAAACTGCTTCATGGTTGCCTCGAACACAGCCTTGTCGAGCTTCATGTTATCGAGCTTTATATACTGCGCATCGACTTGCGCCTTGACTCGCGTAAGTTCTTTCTCCATTTGTTCTATCTTCATCATACTGGCTTGGTACTGAAGGTATGTTCCGCAAATGAACACGATGCAGGCTATAATCGTTTTGAGATTTCTGAGAACGAAATCGCCTATCAATGAGTTTGTCTTGTTATCCATAACACATATCTGGTTTATTCGGTTACATCCTCAATTTCGTTCTCCTTGCTTGCTTGTGGAACTACAAGCTGGAACGTAATTCCGTCGCCATCAGCACCTTCAAGCATTACCTTGTGGGCGATGTCTTCCTTGATACCGTACATATCGGTGAGCTTGCTGATAGCGTTTACTGCGACAGAGCGTAAGGCTGCTGGGGATAGCGTGTTGCCCCATCTGTCTTCTACGGTCAAAACGGAACACTCTTCAGCTATCTTCAGCAAAGTCTCGGTAAGCCGTGGTCTGAGAGTGGCTGCGTCCACTATGTTGTGGCTCTGTATCTCGTCTATTTTTGCCTTGATGTCTTCACGCTGCATCAATTGCTGCACTGACATTGTGGTCTCTATTTCAGCGTTCACGTCAGTGTTCAGATATTTTGCCGTCGCACCTTTGAAAACAAGGTCGTATGTTTTCTTGGCGTTGCCGTTATAAGGCGACGGCCCTGCTGCAAATATCAAGCAGAATTTTTCCTCTAAATCCGTAAGTTTGTATGTCATTGCGATGCGATTTTTATTGTTGTTTCTTTATTGATAATAGTAAAATCGCATCGCAACTAACATTCATAAATTCAGAAGCCTATTGATTATTCAGAGGTTGGTGCATAATCTGGTGTCTAAAAAGTTTCTTCAAGCCTTCAAGACACTGCTCTATCCGCTCCATTGTCCTCAGTTCCTCCATGTTGAACTTTATTTGCAGGGCATATCCCCCGATGTACGCAAGCACTTTGCCTGTCTTGTCGTCCGTAATCTGGTATATGCTGTAATCCTGCCTTTCACGAAACATCACCACTCCAGTGGTAATAGAGTTAAGATAGGCTTCTGGAACGCCGTCATCATTTACCAATTGTACGATAGACGGCTCTTTGACACGCTTCATCTGCACTATTTGGCTCTGTCGTACATTTATGCCGGTTGCGCTCTTTGTTTCCAGTTCCTTTTCTTCTCTGAACTTGGGTTGTTCTGGAATGACATCAGTCTTTATTTCTTGAACTTCCCTTTGCACGTTGGCTTTCAGTCCTTGCGCTATGGTGGCACTGGAAGGAACCATAGTGCCGCTTGTTTTATCAAAAGTGAATTTATGCTTCATTTTCTTTGTGTTTTGTACGTTCAATTGTCAGATAATAAACCACTACGCCGACGCATAATGCCGCACCTATAATTTCAAGTAGGCAATACATAAGCCTATATTTTAAAATGGTCTCTTAGTTTCTCCCGTTTCTCTTCCGCTAATTCATTGATGATAGTGCCGCCTTTCGAGCGCATCCTCCCCGTCAGTGTCCTTGTTATCTCACGAGTAGCAACCACGTCAGCGTCCGCATCGTGCGCATCATCCATGTCTATGCCCAGACGTTCAGCCATTGCCTCCAGTTTCCATGTCTCTATGCTGGGGTCATCGTCGAATGTCAGCTGATTAAGGATGATGGTGTCAAGCTGTGCCATTTGAAAGTTGCCCCAAAAATCCTTATTACCCCTTACGAGCTTGATGAACTTGCCCCAACGGTCAGTGTAGAGCATTATCTGTTGCATGAAGCCGCTATCGAACTGAGGGTTTTGCCCAATGAAGAAAGGCTTGTTGCTCGCCACCACTTCAAATGTATTGTTTTCGATGAACTCACAGATTTCATCACAAACATCTTCCAGTGGCTTGCCCATAGAGTAAAGCATATCCATTGTTATGCCTGACACCGCACTTGCTCGCTCTGAGTATTCCATAAGTTCCTGTTCCTCGGTGTCGTATTTACTTTTCAACACTTTTCTCTTAGGCTGCCCTATGTCTGGCTTCTTGAAATATGGATAGATGTACGAGTTATATTTATCCATTACTTCAAAAGTGTCAAGTCTTACAGCGTGAAGCGAAATTTGCGTTGCCGCACACTTGGTGCAGTCCGTGCCGCCAGTCTCAAAATCATAGACTATTGCGGTAATTACATTCGATTTTTGTTTTGGAGCTGCCATAATCACTTGCTTTTTACCTCTTCATATATGCGCTCTATATTATCAAATAGGCTTTTCTTCGTGCCGTTGTTTTCAATGACGTAATCGTAATCTTCGTCATATAGTTGTCGTTTTTCATCCCTGCGCAAGCGAGTCTGATCGATCCCGCACCTTCTTCTCAATGCCTTTGTGCGCTTGATGAGTACGGTGTATATGTCATACTGGTCGCCCCAGTCCGTTCTGAGGTTGGCTAATCCCTTTTCATCTATGACATAGACGGTGCAAGGACCGAACACCTGACTTTTCAATGCGTAGTAATAGTGCATCCCATAATGGGTGTAGGCTATCATCTCGGTCCTGTCAGGCACTATGTCAATGAAATGGTGGTCACGCCCCTCTACTTCGGTTTCTCTGGGAGGTCTTGTGGTAAAAGAGCAAATCACGTTTGCGTTCTTGTGGTTCTGCAAGTGCAGCGATGCGAGCGTCTTACCACAGCCCGAACCACCCACGATGCACAGTATCTTCAGCTTTTCCATATTATTTGTTGGGTTTAAGTATTCATTTATTCTTCGTTCCAATATCGTCAACATCAGCATTTTTAGTCTGGTGGGCGTTACCCTGCCACGCTGTCTTTTTGCGTTTGAGGATTCCTGAAGGTTTCTCTGTACCATGTTGACCTGCTGTTGTTGAGGGTCGCGCCAGTGATACCACGTTATAGGGTCGCCGTTTTCGTCAAAGAGATTGGGCATGATGAAATTCTCTATTGTATCGTGGTAGATGTTCAAATCATGCGCTTTCGCTATGGCGGAATTGATGCGATACCAAGCGTTATACCCAGTAGCGGCACTGTTTGTCCTGAACTTGCGTATCTGGGCTTGCACCTGCTCATCCAGTTCTTCCTTTATATCAACAAGGTAAGACATATCAGACTAATTTCAAATAATAATTCTTTCCTATCTGGAGCGTGTTCTTTTCGTCATAATCACTCCATTTCACGTTTACGACAGCCACGACGATGCGACCTGCGGCATTTTTCAAGTCCTTCCTCAGTGTTACCCAATCATCCCATATAGTTAGTACATTAAGGTCAGTGTTCTGCATTAGTTCCAACTTGCCGAAATGCTTATTCTCACCAGTCCTGCGGTCTTTATATGATTTATCCGTGACTGATGTGATGGTTGCACATATCGCACCTTTACGCACCGAATAGAACCTATTATACAAATCCTTGAAATTAATGAACGGATAGCCTTGCGGTATGCCTGTCTTGTCCGTATTGTCGTAAATCCTGCGATAATCCACAGCACCGAAGCCAGTGACGTTAATCTGCTGTTGACTCCAGAAATAATGCTTGTCTTGCATATTCTCTGGTACATCCTTGTCCGTCAGCTCGAAATCCAACATTTTAGCCGCTTTCTGCATCAATCCATAGCGTTCAATTACAGAGCCGACGTGTTCGCATTGGTCGAAAGCACCTGCCAAAATAAGGCTCTTTACACATCTTGCCGTGACTGGATGGCGCATCTTTGTGGTTTCCGTTCCGTCGTCGTTAAAGTTCTTGTACCTTACTTCCTCATCACCAAATTTGTGTCTGAAGATACGTTTTATAAAGTCTTCAAGGTCATAGAACTCTCCATACAGTTTTCTTTCCTGTATGATACAATCTACGGCTCTCGGACCTAACTGCTTGATACGTGTCAGTGACCAATATATCCTGTTGCCCTTGAAATCAGCCGTAAAGTTCACGCCTGATATGTTGATGTTGGGTTGTTCGAGTTTCGTTCCCCCTACATCTCGTATCTCGTTCATCAGCACGGTCATTTTCTCTGGGTCTTGGTCTCGTAATACAACTGTATAAAAGGCTGTAGGATAATACGTTTTTAGCCATGCACCAACGTATGCCGTTAGACCATAAGCAGTTGCGTGAGAGTTGCAGGTAACTATGCCATTGCCATTGATAAAAGTATGCAGAGGATTAGCCATTTCCACGTCAAATACTTCAGTGTCGCACAGATACTTAACAGAAACGACTTGCACAGCCATTGTCGCAACCCCCTTTTGCCCTGTCTTGGTACGCCCCATTTGATAATGCTTTTTCTTGTGGCAACTGGAGCATACGGTTTGTACATTGTTGAAATTCTCTCCGACATCAGAATGATCACCGTTGATATGATGCACTTCAAGCCTTACGCCTGTTTTACCACATATTTCGCAATAATCTTTCTTCAAATATTTCTGATAATATTCCAGTTTGGTATAAGCTGTATCTCTTTTAATAAAACCGCAATGACCTTTTTCTGCATTGATTTTATAGTTTTCGAGTTTGTCGTTTGAATGATAACGGACATTATTCTTACAGCCATCCTTATCCGTAAAACGATAAGCAGTATCTTCTTGCACATGACCTATGCGCACATACATAAAATCCTCATAGGGTATCAGTTCGTCAGTACGCTTTTTTCCTGCAAGAGTGGGGTGCTTGTGGTTGTCTGTGACATCAAGCGTAGCTCCATTAGCAAGCGTTATACGATAAACTGGTCTAATGCCCTGATTGCGTATGTCAATAATGTGATTAATGATAAGAGAACCGTTGTCAGTCAATGACCAACAAGTTCCATAACCTTTTTTACGATATTTCCTATGAAGTTGAAAGCGACCGTTTTGCCTTGCCCAAGACTCGTCATTCATCGTGCGCCACATATCGCCAACGTTTATTTTCGTCCTGCTACCATAAGTCTTATGCCTGCCCCACAGATATTCATGACCCGCCACGCATTTGTTGAACGAATATTTAGCCGCATCCTCAACGTCGCTCCATATCTTGTCAGCGGCTTCTTTAGGGCAGCCATTAGCTTTCGCACCTGTGAAGAACTTGTCTTTGAACTTGCGTACCTTTTCCAGCTTTTTCTTACTGAGAGCCTTCACCAAATTCACGCCGTCGCCCAAAGATAAGGAACCGACTTTTTGAGCAACCTGTGAAATCTGCTCCTGATATAACATAGTAGAGTATGTGTCTTTTAATATCTCGTAAGTCCCCCAAAGATATTGTGGCTCGATTTCCCCACGCTTTGCAAGCACATAACTTTCAGCCGCGCCAGAATCCAAAGGACCTGGGCGAAACAATGCCACCAACGCTATTAAGTCGTTGATATTGTCGGGCTTCATGCGTTTCAGGAATTTGGTTATGCCATCTCCGTTTATCTGAAATAAACCTTGTGTATTTCCTGCTTTTACTATCTCAAATACTTTTGGATCGTTTAGGTATTTCGAGACTATTTCCAAGATAGTATATTCTTTGTCATACTCGCTTTTGATGAGTTTTAGCATATCTGAAAGTCGTGTTAGTTCCTTAATTCCGAGAACGTCATTTTTAAGAATACCAATCGTATCTATTTCCGTTCCAGATATTTCGCTAACAAGCAAATCACTCATTTTCCTGATAGGTAGCAAATCAAAGCACTCCACGCGCTCACCCTTAACGTATTCTGGAGTGATGATAAGGGCTGAAGCGTGAATACCTGCCGAGCGAGCCTGCCCCATGATAGGCAATATTTCCTCGAACACGTCAGGATATTTCTGTACAAAATCCCTGATGCGCTTGTCCGTAGCTGCCAGTTTCATAAAGTCAGTCCAACTCATATTGTCATCCAATATGGAAGTCAGATAGTTTACGGTCGCAACAGATACCTTGTGTATTCTTGCAACGTCTTTGATTACGGACTTTATTTTTTCCGTAGTGAACGTGCCTGCCGAGAATACACGCTGCAAGCCACGCTTGTTGTATCGACGTTCAAGGTATTGCTTGACTTCTTCACGCCTGTCTGCGTCGAAATCGTTATCAACATCAGGCAAAGAGCCGTGCGACATTTTCAAATATCCGCTGTCAACTTTGCTGTCCGCTACCAATTCGGCAGAATCAGTGTGTTTATGTTTAACACTTAATATTTTCATGTTGTTTCTTTGTTGCGTGGCTAATTTTTACGTGCGCCCCTCGCTCTTTTTACTGCTCTACCCCAAGAATTTATTAACTTTTGGTAATCACTCTCGAATAGTTTGCAGGTCAGTTCATATAATTCTGGAATCATGTGTAATTCTCGCTCGATATAATCGAGGTAATTCTTATGCTTGCATTTTACATTGCTCATGCGCAAGCCTACGTTGATATGATATTTCTTGTCGAACTCTTGATAAAGCAAGCAATAAGCCGCCCCAAAATCACCTGCGCCTGCCTTAGCCATTATCTGAGTTATGCGCTGTCTCATGTCCGCAAGTGGTATCTCCTCTGTCAGTCCTTCTATAACCTGCGTCTTGTAGTTGTTTTCGTCTGAGAGTTGTTTGTTCTCCAATTGCAGAGCTTCGTTTTTCTCGACTTCTGCGAGCAAGTGTTGTAATGCTTCTTTGTAGGTTTTGGGCATGGAAAATGAACCAGTCTTGCGAATGGACGGCAAGACTTCACTTGTAACCCATCTCTTGAATTGTTTTGCCTGTGGCAGCTTACTTCCAAAAATCAATGCGTACACGCCACTTTCATTTACGAAAGTTGTGTTTATCTGTTGTATTGCGTCACTACCATCAGCTTTTTTGCCTGTCACTACCCCTATGTAACGTTTCGTTACGTCGGGGTCATCTACGTGATCCACAACGGCTTTTCGACTATTTGTATATCCTAAAGCCTTACATACATCAGCGGCACAGAATACTGGTTCGCCATTTACTTCGGCTACTCTTATTTCGCCAAAATCCTTGTTCTTAAAAATTTGTAGTCCGTTCATAAATGTATATAGGTATTAATAAAACGCTTAGTCCTCAATGTCCTTATATTTTTCGTCCTCTGGGTCTGGTATGGCGTTGTGTACTTCTATGCCAGTCCATATAATGCTACCCACGAGAACAACAAGAAAGATTAGAAATGTTATCATGCGATTTTGCCTTTTAAAGTTATTTTCTTTGAAAGTCAGCAGGGATTTCTCCCCACTGACGATTATCCCACTTGACCACTTTGATTTCATCTACCCAATAAGCCATAGCACGGAGATAGACCTCGGCTTTCATCAGCTTTAGGTTACGTTTGCCTGAAGCGGTGTGCTTGTCAGTAAACCACCTGATAGCTGTAACGCTGTCAGAGAATATTACTTTTGGCTGAAAGTCGTGGGCTATGATATACTTGACCGCTTCCACTATCGCAAGAAACTCGCCTACGTTGACCGTCTGGTTGCCCAAGTCCTGATAGAAGATAACTTCCCCTGTGGCGAGGTCAACCCCACGGAACTCGGTTTTGCGGTTCTTGGTTGAGTGGGCTGCATCAACCGCTATGCCTTCGTTCAGATTAATCATTGTGGTAATTTTAATTAGTCGTTTTCAAGAAAGAATTTGCTCGCCTTGAAAGTTGGCACGTCTTTGGCAGGGATTACCATTTCAGTGCCTTTTGATATGTTACGGGCTTTCTTTTCCGCACGGTGTTTTATCTGGAATGTGCCGAAATTGCGTAATACCACTTGCTCGCCGTTAGCCACGTTCTGTCTTATGGCATTGATTGACTTCTCGATCACTTCGTCAACGAGTTTTGCGCTGAGACTGGCTTCTTTTGCTACGATTTTCACTAATTCTGCTTTCGTCATTTTTTTATTGATTTTTGATTGAGCTGCTG